TATCAAGATGCCTCAGCTTTCCTTTCAGAACACTTCACCATCACCTGGCTTGATAGGGAAAATGGCATATTAGCAATTACTGGAAAGTTGCGGAGTGAGCCTGAAACTCAGAGGGTTCAATGCATCTTCTTCGCGAAAGATAAGATGTGGGATGAGAACAAGATTCGAGATTGGCTCCTTCTCCATCCGCATTACATGACAAACGCAAATGCTTCTACGGTTTCACAAACGCCGCTTAAAGAGCATGGGGGCTTGCTGAAAGATCCGAAAACTATGATTCGTGTGGAAGAAGTGGTGAGGATGATTCAGAGCGTTCTGCCCAGCCCCATGGTTGAGCGTAGCTGGGGGTTTGGTTCGCAAAGGCTTTGCCAAGAGCTTCGCGGCATTTTATTTAAGCTTCGGGAAAGGGTGAAGCAAGATGAATAGCCAAAACAAGCACCCTTATGAGTTGGCTAAAGAGGGCGTCCTTTCAAACGATTTGCTGACTGAATGGCTTATCGATGTTGAAGAGAGGCTTCGCAGATTCGAGTCTTCATGGTCACCATCTGTGACATGGGAAGTAAGCAAGGCTGAGCTTGCTGAAACCGAAAGCGAAAATGAGGAGTGATTTTTATGACGGATAACACTGGCAAAACTTGGATGAGCATAGGCGAAACAGATGACTCAAACGCTGCAATTGTAACTTTTACAGCAGGCGCAGCAGTAACTAAAGGCGACTCGGTTTACTTAAGTGCTGACGACACGGTTAGCCCAGCAACAGCAGCACAGGATTGCATTGGCATCGCTGTCAAGAGCGTCGCATCAGGCGATCCTTGTCCAGTTCTGATCCGAGGAAGAGTCAAAGTGAAAGTTGGCGGTGCCATAACTCGCGGCAAAGCCGTTTATGGCGCAGATGCATCTAAAAGGGTTCTTCAGCTTACTGACCAAGCCGTGAACGAAGCCGGAACTGCTTCTTACACGATTTACTATGCTCGCAAGCTTGGAGTAGCTCTTGAATCTACTTCTGCTGCAGACGACTTGATCTTCATTATTGTCGGGAAGTGATTTCTATGAAGCCAAAACTTTTTGAAAGTCTAATACAGTCTGACCACGAGTTTAAGCAGCTCATTGAAGACTTAAAAATGAAGGCAGTCGTTCACCCGTTTCTCAAGCGTTACTGCGAAGTGGGTCTTAAAGAGCGATTGTTCAGCGACATGACTGGTGCTCTTGGGCGTATGCATGACACGCTTGTGGAAGCTGCAAATCCTGAGATGATTGGCAGGGACATCATTACTGTTAGGCCGACAACAGAAAGCATGGAACGATTTCCGCTCGATGAGAAGGCTGTTGCTTATCGCTATGCGGAAGGCGCTTTTACAAGATTAAGCGGGAAGAAAGTCAGCACAGTTGACGTGTACACGAACATCATTGCTGAGGCTTCAGAAGAGTGGACTCGCGAGTTTTTGGAAGACGCCACGTGGAATGTTATGGATAACATGACGGAGAAGGTTGGCAGAGCTCTAGGCGAAAGCGAAACCAGCAAGATACTGGATTTGTACGGCGCAATAACGAATGCAGACTTGGCTGGTGGAGCGCCGATTGACAATAGCGGAGCAGCCATAAACTGGTCTGGACTGCTCAAGCTTCACAATGCTGTTAGAGGCGAGAATTGGCGTCCCACAGTTCTCGCGGTTAATGAGGTTCAGTTGCATCAGCTGTTGAGCGACGACAAATTCATTCATGCACAATACTTGCCATCAGAGCAGGTAGATTTGGAGCGTGGCATCATCGGCAGCGTCTTGGGCATGAAAGTTATGGCTAGCACCTTGATGCCTAACGGAACAGCCTATGCAATAGACACTCGCGTGGCTGCGGTTATGCTTCTGCGAAGAGACGTGACAGTTGAGGACTGGGAGTATCCAAAAACCGGCGAGTTCGGCGTTAGGGCGACGACACGATTCGGCCTAGGCGTGTTGCGAAGCAAGGCAGTTGCCAAGATGACTAACATAAGCACATCACTGTAAGCCTAAAAAGCGATTCCAGGGTTTGGTGAAAATGGCAAAGCATGAAGGCAAATGTCCCCTATGCGGAAAGGTTCACTGGTCAGAGCGCAAGGGCGACATCATTGTCTGCGATTGCTGGCGATACTGCCCGCTATGTGGTACCGAAATGACGTCGTACATACCTGACTTAGCGCCTGAAAGCTATGGCATAGATGGCAAGCATGATTTCGCCATTATCATGGTTTGCACGCATCATTCTCCCCCATTTTTTAGCGTTCAAAAACCAGTAGAAGTTGATTGTGTATGAGAAGATTAGATGAGAGATTGCGTCTCGCAAGAACCGTGTTGCATGAACTTAGCAGACAACATCTTTGCAGAACAGATTTAGAAAAAAGGACTGTGAAGAAGATTGGTACGCACGCCACTTTTGAGGGCATATTTCGCTACTTGGTGCAGAATGGCTACGTACAGAAGAGCGAGCAGAAGCATCGCGCTCCCTACGTGATCACTGAGAAGGGGCTTAAACTTCTGGAGGGCTTATAATGAGCAGTGTTTTGAAACGTTTAATCGAAGCCTTCACGCTTAAAACTCGAAGTGGCTACGCTTCGCCACAATCAGCGACGGTTTATGAGACGCCCAGTATTCCGCTGTCTGATGTCATGAGGCTCTATGAAAGAGATGCTACGTGTAAGGCGAGCGTTGATCTGCTTGCTGCTTCAGCGGTTGGCATGGGCTTTTACACGACGGTTAATGAAGGATATGTGCGTGCCAAGGAAGCAAAAAGGTTCGTGGACCAATTCAATGAAAGCGTGAATCTGGATGCTCTGCTCTGTGACATGGCTCGTGTGCTGATCGCTTGTGGAAACGATTTTTGGCTCAAGGTCATGCCTGAAAGGCTCGCTAGATTTCACAGGCTTCCGGTAGATGCTGTTGAGCGTGTTGAGCAGAGCTTAATTCAGGACAGCAGTTTGAAGATTCCCTATGAAGTTGAGGGCTTCAAGCTTAGGCAAGTCTATGGCGGCGAAAGCCTCAAGCCCGAAGCAGTGATTCACTGGCGAATAAACTGCATGGGCTTGTCTGGTTTCGGCACAGGCGTTTTACAAGTGCTCTTGCATTCGCTCACTTTTCAGTCTGACAGGCGTCCTGCGTATGCTTGGATGAAAGCCAAGATAGAGCGGATAATGCCAAAGATCTTCGAAAAATACGCTGGGCCTGATGTTTTGGCTCTGCTGGAGAAAGCGGATGAAGCGACGATTCAGAAGTTTGAAAGAGCCATCAAGAATCGTTCTGAAGAGGGTGCATGGCTGTTTTACAGCGGTAAGGGCGACATAAAACCCATAGCTTTGGACCCAAAAGCTCGTTTTGAATACTACATTGACCATATTATAAACCAATTTTATCTTGGCTGCGAAACGCCTTTGCCACGCTTGTTTAGTACGCCTGGCTTCACTGAAGCCTCTGCAAACGCAGCCCTAGAACTGCAGTCTATGCTTATCAAGCCTGTTCAGCGGTATATCAAGCGGCAAGTTGAACACGAAATCTTTGGCACTATTTTGGCTCAAGCTGGCCTTAATCCTGCAGAAGCTCAAGTTCGCTTAAATTGGGGTTCTGAGAAGGCGCCTGAAATTGCCATGGTTGACATTCTGAAGGCTGCAGAACTGGGTTTGATTCGTCAAGAGGAGTTTCGCAAGAATGCAGTCAAGTTTGGTTGGGAATTGTGGGAGAAAACGCAGCCCGAAACCTCATTGGAAGGTGCAAAAAAATAATGCTTTTTTCTCCTTTCTCCTCTCTCAAAAGCAAAATGCACCTTCCAGAGGCGGGAAAATGCGCATAATAGGGGGTGAATACAGGAAATGAACGTGTTAAATATCGGTTTAGGAATCTGTGCGGCGCTGGTCTATGCCTTCCTTGGCTATGCAGCCCAAGACAAGCCTTTCAGCTGGAAGAAGTTTCTGCGAACAGCAGCCATTGGCGCTTTTTCTGCTTTAGGCTTGGATATGGCTGGGATGACGTTTGATATCTACACTGCTCTAGTGGGTCCAACAGCTATCACGGTTTGGTTGCAGAAACTTATAGACACAGCGAAACCATAGCAGATTCTTCTTTTTTTATATTTAGGCATTCCTTAAAGCTTCATTTCTAAACTAAATTCTCTATGAGTTACGAGTTTTCAGTAAGCTTTAAGATTCAAATCTATGCATAATATTACATCGGGGTTAAGATGCTAAAGAAGTATGCTGCTTTTTTGCTGATTGTAATGTTTCTAAGCATGTTGGCAACAGTCAAAATCAACATTGTTAATGTTTCTGGTTGGAGCAACGGTGGCTACAGCGATGATCCATCTCATCCTGATTATGGTACGCATGATTGGATTGCACAGCACGCATTAGACTGGTTGCCTTTAGGAGAGAGACAGCTCATTCTCAGCAATCTCGCAGCTTATTTGTATGGAACTGAGCTTCCTGACAATGGAAACGCTTCAGATGGTATTGGAGACACTGCCAATCATCATGTGTACTACTTTGCAAATGGGACTTTGCAGGATAATGCTTCTGCAGTCCGTGCCCAAGAAGAATATTACAATGCTTTTGATCTCTTCAAAGATGGCGATCTTGTTAATGCATCTAAACGACTTGGCATTATGACGCATTACATTTCTGATGTTGCAGTTTTCGGTCATGTAATGGGTTCTGTGACAGAGTGGGGTTCGGAGACTCACCACAGCGACTATGAAGATCATGTTGATGCGATGACAAATAATTATACAGATGAATTCAACATTTTTCTATCCTTTGACGGCGTTTTAAACGACATTTCTGCGTATAATGCCACGCTTATGCTTGCTTACGACACTACATTTGATACTGGCGGGAATCTCACGTGTGTTTGGATGGATCAAAACTACAACTGGAGCAACTCGATTTTTAGGAATAGATGTGGTGAATCGCTTAATCTGGCAGTAAACCTAATCGCAGACGTTCTTCACATGTTCTTCTCTGAAATGGATGGTTCGGCGCATTTTATTCCTGTTCTATTCTACTATCAAGACAAAGACTATTATTGTGGTCCAGCTTGCCTTGCAATGGTTTTTGACTATTACGGCGAAAACATCAGCCAAGAGGAAACCGCAGATGTGGCAAGAACATTAGGCGAGCCAGTTTATTCGACCTTCACTGACGAAATGGTTAGAGCCGCGCATTTCAGCAACATTAGCACTTCAAAGGGTGGAGAAATTCCAGACGAAAACATTACAGGCTATAGTTTGCGTAAGTTGGGCTATGCCGCATTTGAAGATCAAGGAATGAATTTGACGCAACTTAAGAGTTACATAGATGAAAATAGACCGCTAATTCTGCTAATGTATTATAGTAGTCATCATGTTTCAACACACTATCGCGTTGTAACAGGCTACAATGAAACGCACATTTTTCTGCATGATCCATGGAACAAACCCCTATGGAACGGAACATATGGCGGTCCAAACATAGCTTTCAATTACTCTGCATTCTTAGATCTTTGGGCATACTGGAGCAATTGGGCGCTTTACACTTCACCTTGGAACATAAGCATTTCAGCACCAGCCTATATTAAGCCCCAAACACCATTCCAAATAAACGCCACAGTCACCTATCCGCAACCGCTACCAAACGCACTTGACGATTATACCGCCTCGTCATGCAACGCAACAATAAAGTTGCCAGCCAACCTAACCCTAGCCCAAGGCGAAACTTCAAAGAAAACGTTGGGCACGGGTTCTCTGCAGGCTGGAGCAACAGAAACAGTAACTTGGATGCTTACTGCAGACTCTTCTGGAACCTACACGGTGAACGTAGAAGCTGATGGGTTAGTCTCCGGCTCAGTTTATGAATATCCAAGTTATGATTACACTGACAGAATAGGCGCTGCAATAAATTTCACAATACAATTAGGCGAAGATAGCGATGCTCCGTTGATAAGCAATCTTTCTCGAGTGCCAGATGGACCGGTAACACCAAACCAAGAAGTGAAAGTTTCAGCTAACGTCACCGATTCTGAAAGCGGCGTAAAAAACGCCACATTATACTACGATTTGAATAGCAGTCAAGCATGGACTCCTATGCTCATGAGCTACAATTCGACAGCACAGCTTTACTATGCCACTATTCCTGGTCAGCCAGTAGGAACACACGTGAGTTTCAAAGTAGTTGCCTACGACAAGGTGGGCAATAATGCAACCGAAGACGGAACAGAGTATTCCGCATACACTGTGGTTCCAGAATTCTCCTTTGCCAGTGTTATGATCACCATAATGAGCATAACTGCAGTTCTGATGGGATTTGGAAAGCTCAAACGCTTCAAAGTTCACACTGAGATTGGAGAAAAACAGAAATCTTAATGGTAACATTCTAATGCTATTTTGTAAAAAGTGACTTCAGATAGGATTTTATTCTAAACAGTCTTTAATTCTTCTTTTTTATTGTGAAAATTGTTTAAATTTGCCTTCTTTCCCATTTTTAGGCTTGAGGCATAGAGCTGTTTGGCAAACGTAAACGTTGATGACGTCCGTGATACGATAAACATAAGCGCAGCAGACATCTCAGACGTTAAGATTTTGAAGATGATTAAGCGAGCTGAAATTACGCTTGAGCTAGAGCTCAGCAAGGAAATAGACTATGCCGATTGCACTGATGCAGAGAAAGAATTCATCACTCTTTTGGCTGCTGTCTATGCTGTTTGCTATTTGACTGGCGGCTCAGCAGTAGGCTTAAGCTTCAGCGTCGGCGACCAGAACGTAAGCGTGCCCGACAAAGTTCCGCCCCTAGATGTTTTACAGGCTGAATTAGATCGCATTTTGAACGGATTGAAACAACCAACTGTAAGGAGCGTGTGAAGCTTGGCTTTGGTTCCAGAGGCTTATTACCAGTTTGTCATCGATTATGCGCCCTACGTTTATGTTATTCCGCCAAGCACGCCTGATCTTGAATTCGGCAGAGCAGCCTTTGCAGCAGCCTTCGCTGTGGATTTTCTCTACGAAGCCTATGCCAATCCGCAGTTCGAGAATCGAAGGGCAGAGGTCAGCAACAAAATCATCAGCCTAGCTGATTGGATTCTGACGCAGCAGTGCACAGACAATGGTAAACTCGCCTATGGAGGTTTCAAGAGCAACGAAAACAGCACGTACTATTACAGCATAGACGCTTGCCGCGTTATTCCTTCACTCTTAAAAGCCTACGACCTAACGAGTAATGCATCATATTTGAATGCTGCCAAGCTTGCAGGCGCCACATTCCTCTACAACATGCAGCACAAGCCGAGCGAACTCGGCGTTCACGACAAGTATTACGGCGGCTTCGCAAGAGCACTAACAACAGAGGATGCTTGGCTTCAGCAGATGGACATCGAATGCCTCTATGGGCTTATCGGCTTAAAGATGCTGTGTGAATCTGATCCTTCAAACGAAAGCAAATATCAATCAATAATAGCGGATGCCGTAGGCTTTTACCGTTCTGGCTTTGAAGGCTATTACCTCTATTATGATCCTCTGCCACAGGGAGATGCAGATTGGCATCGAATCGGCTCAGATGAAACAACAATTTATGACGACTCATTTGCTTACGCTCTGCTAGGCTTGTACAATTATGAGAGTTGGAGCCCTACAGCACAGAAAGTCTACGACTTCCTAAACGCAATAAAGTCTTCTGCACAGTATCCAGCTTATAATTCAGCTATCTGCTGGGCGGGCTATATTGATGTGGTCTCGCGTGTTGCAGCCTGCAACTATTATGATGCTGTTTCGAGCGGAATCCTGTGGAAAATCCGAAAGGATCATGACAAGCCGAGTTTCGAGTTCAGCATGAAAATAATTGACAAGCATCATGACAGTTTCATGTTCTGGGGTGTGAAGCATAAGGACTATGCGTGCGTAGAGAATAAGAAGGCTATGGCTACTGTTTGCTGGCTTGGGCTTCTCTACCTAAACTATGAAAATCCCGTCACAAGATTCACACAAATTTTGCATTCGAAGGGCGAGGATGTAACACTTTATCCCATCATAGACGTTGCCGATAAAACGAGCTATGGAGAAGCAACAGACATAAAAGCCATAATCGTTCCAACCCACACAGAAGAAATCCTGATAGAACCAGGATACATAATAAACGATTATGTCACAATACACGCTTTCACACCTTTAAGGCATGGCGATAAAATAAGCTGGAGAGGCGAAGACTACGAGGTTTTAGGCATTCAAGTCTTTAACTTCAAGGGTGAGACAGCATATTTTAAGGCTGATTGTAGGAGGCTTCTCGGAGCATGAGCGAAATGGAAAGCCCAGTTGACACTGCTGTCAGGCTTCTAAGCAAGAACATTCATGTTGTCAAGGATAATGGATCAGCAGCAAGCGTTTACGTTAGCAAAGAATGGTGTGACCGTGAACTCTTCAAGAATTATGATGGACAAGTAACCGTGGGTCTTGCAGAAAGCAGAGACACGAAAATCGAGATGAGCGGAAAAATCCGCAGATGCGTTAGCAGTTTGCGAGTGAACGTTTGGGCTACTGATAGGCTCATACGAAGCAGTATGGTTACAGAGGTTAATCGTGTTGTGAGGCAGAATCGTAACAAGCCGAATGAAACGCTTTACGATTTTGCAGGAATAGGCTCGATGAGTGATGTGCATAAGGCCTATGATGCTGCAGCTTCTGCCGAGCTTGTTCCTGAACATGATAGCTGGACTGAATTAGCCGATAGTGAATACGAGAAGATTTGGTACAGCAATGATCAGCGACATTCCAAGCAAAGCTTGGTGAATGGCGAGTTTGCGCTCATGCTTTTCAGGTTTAAGATCGATTGCAGCGAAAAGGCTGTTAAGCATATTGTTTTAGCCTTTGAGGGTTATGGCACTGCTCCGGCCGGAAACGGCATAACCGTTAAGGTTTGGAATCACGTGGCTCAAGCTTGGCAGAATGCCCAGAACGGAAATGGCGATGCAGATGAGACAATCACTATCTCACTTTCTTCTGGGTTGACTGATTATGTTGACGATGATGGATATGTTTGGCTTCTTGCCAGAACCACGTATGCAAGCAACGGCATAGCTCCTGCCATTCTTTACTGTGACTATGCTAGTTGTATGGTTACGGTTAATGGCATCGCCTATCTTGATGTTGTAAGTTTTCGTGATGCTGATCGTGTGGATGTTAAACCCTTCATTTTCAGAACCGAATTCCTCCTTAAATCATGGTCTTTCGAGGACGTTGGAGTGTGAGAATAGGAAATGGTTAGCACGTATGGTGCACATGAAAGCCGCATCTATTACGTCGAAGAATCAGCGTATGGACAGACGCCCACGAATCCTTCAATGCTCAGTGTTCCAGCAGAGAGCATAGAGCCGTCCATAAGCCCGAACAACATTAAAGTCAGAGGCGTTGGCTCCGTCGATCTTCAAGCTGTAAAGCGTGGCTTGAGAGAGCCGAATCTCAAGGTTGCGTATCCTCTGCCCAGTGATGCGCCTATTAATCTTCTGCAGTATGCAAAGGTTGAGTTGGACAAATCGTTGAGCGTTCAACTGCTCTATTACAAGGGCGCTTTTGCTTCAGCCACGGACATAATATCGCTTCTGCACAAGGGCTGCAAGTTTCACAAGGTTACAATTGAGTGCTGCATAGAGGATGTTGTTAAGGCAACTGCGGAATTAATCGCTCAGGACGTTGCTGTTGGGACCTCAAAAATCTCCGGAGCCACATACTCGGACTATGCTGGAGCTGTAGCCTTCAACGAGAGCTACGTTAAGAAGGGCACTGCAGTTCTTGAGCGTGTGACAGACTGGAAATTCACGGTTGAAAACAACCTTAAGCAAGTGCCTGTCATTCGCAATTCAAGCGGCTACCTGCTGAAGTATCTGCCCTACAGGCACAGAAACTTGACTGGGGAGATGACCTTCGAGTTTGAGAGCAAGGAAGAGTTTGACGATGTCATAAACGATTCAGAGTTTTCTCTCACTTTCGGTCTGGGCGGAAGCAACAGTACCGTGTTCAGCAATTGCAAGTGGGAGAGCCTGTCAACGCCTACGCGAATCGAGGACTTGGTTTCATGCAAAGCGAGTTTCGTGGCTAAGGGATTGACTGTGAGCTAAGGAGAGGTGTGATGATGCGAACAGAAGTTCTAGAGCTTGATGAACGCTTTGGCAAGGAGTATGCGGGGCGTTATGTTTTTCAGGAGATAAGCTGGGCTAAACGTAGTCGCATAATTCAGAAATATACGAAGTATAATCCGTTAACTGGTCAGATTGTCAGCAGCGACTTCATTGTTATTCAGGCAGAGACTATTATTGCGAGCTTGAGAGAACAGCCTTCGCACAAGCCGATAACCTTGGAGAAGCTGTTGAGCGATGATGTTGGCGTCTCTGTTGAGCTTGGCGAATTGTTCAGCCAGATCGTGAACAGGCTTAACAGCGTCAGCCTTGAAGAGCAGCGTTTTTTATCCGTGCAATCCGAAGGCAGAAACCAAACCCTGCACTCACCGAATTCCGCCTCTGCAAAGAATTCGGCTGGACACCCAAACAGCTTGCAGAGCAGTCAGCCAAAATCGTCCAGCAATTCGTCATGATTCTTAATGAGATGGACAGGCAGGCGGAGGAAGAAAGAGCAAAGATGGAGCGTGAGTCTAAGTGGCGCTTGAAGTAGCATGCGATGTTGAAGGAGCTGGAGAATTTCAAGCTGCGATGCAGCAGTTTGACAGCGGAATGCAATTGCACGTGCACAGGCAGTTGACAATCTGGACTGAAGACGTTAAAGCTCTCGCCAAACAGCTTGCTCCCGTGAGAACGGGTCATCTGAGCAGTTCAATCTATGCGAAAATTCAGGAATGGGTTGCCGAGATAGGAGCAGAAGCCACTTACGCTTTGTTCGTTGAGTTTGGGACTCGTTACATGCAAGCAAGACCCTATCTTTATCCAGCACTTCAGGAGTATCTCCCGAGGCTTGAGCAGATCATTTGTGAGGCTATTGACTCGGCGAAGGCGGAGGCTGGTTTTGAATGAGCTTTAGGGAAATAGCCATCACGATAAGGGCTGTTAATCGGGCAAGCATCGAATTTGCTAGAGTTCAGTCTGACGCTGAAGCGTTAAGTTTACGCATCAAAAGTCTTGGTGCAGCCATGGCTGGTTTAGGAGCAACTGGCACCGCCATTGGACATATAGCTCATGAGTTTGGCTTACTCAACGACGAGCAGGCTCGTGTTTTCAACTCTGCCATGATGGTTGTAACGGTTATGGGCATGTTCATGCGGACAAGCTGGGGCGTAGCCATTGCTCAGAAGGTTT